GTCCTACATCAGAAATTTTACCCAATAACTCCAACGCACGTAGCCTTATCTTAGCATCAGGGTTTTCTGTCTCTAAAATCAACTTATTTGTTATCATGTGACGCACTGAGGTAGCAGATTCGACAACAGAACGTCCAAATTCACTCAAAATGTTACTTGTAAGTACCAAAGATGCCGGTGTTAACTCTGCAACACGCGCTTTTGTGGCTTTTTTAGATGTTTTTTCAGGATCTTCTGCGTATGACATAGTCAACATACTCGCAACAGCCTCATCTTCAGCAGTCGGAGTCAAATCTAAGCCTTCTTTCTCTAATTCTTTTGCCGTTACCGTAGCAGCACGCGCACGCATAGATAAATCTACCGTAGGATCGTCATCATACACAGGAACGCCAGTCTCTGGCTCTAGTTTAATCGTCATATTTTAGTCGCAGGTTATTAACCGTAGGTGTATATATACCAAAAAGTTATAAGAAGTACAAGTCATTACCAAAAATCATGCGAAATATAAATAATATGTATTAGAATGTATACTCCAGTATGTATATAATGGCGGCATCCAAAAACCCACTACCAACTGGAGATATTATGTATCCGGATATGTTCCTATTGTCTGCTTGTTTAGTAACTAGTTTAGGACTTGTTTGTATTTATTTTGAAGATGATCTTCCCTTTTAAAGGATCTAAGTAGACTCATGCCTTCTAATTCTTCTTCCCTTGTAAAATCCGAGGCGGTTAACTGTAGCTGTGTCTTTCCTTTTAGTTCCTCAACGGGTTTTACAATCATACGTTCTATATCTAACGCCACAAACACATAAAAATCTGCTATGTGCTCTGATCTTAGGTTATAAGCGTAGCCCGAAAAGTTTGGTCTTTTGTTGTTTTGATTGAAATGGCAGATGTTTGAGGCTTTGACTTGCACTGTGAATAACGAATTGTCTAACGATTGGCACCACAAGTCTATGCCGGAACGGTCTACATGGTGGCACTCAATACCATACTTCTCTAACTTATATATCGCAAAGAACTCACCAACTCGCCCTATATGACTCGTGTCTCCCTCTACTAGTAACCGGCCCATATCAAATTATCCATTATTAAATGGGTTTCAAAAGTAACACACAAAATTTTTTTTGACTAGCCTTTTTAAAACAAGGTGGGGGGTTTCAGAAAAATACGATTTATTTGAGTAAAATGGTATTACTATATAGATGGGACTCCTAAATGACACGATTGGGGGGTGGGGGTCTTTTAGTTCTACAGTGTAGAACTTTGTAATTGCCTGTAGGATCGCGTGCGATTGTGGTTGACATTGCGTCCTAATTTGTTATTATATAAACAGATCGGGGCAATTGGTGCACCGACTAAACCAAAGGTTAATTAATGTTATGAATACTTTAATCACTAGCGCAGAGAAAACTGCCTTGTCAAACTACGCCAAGACTGACAGCAAGTGCAACCGCACGTTAGCCAATATCATTCTTGAAATTCATCAATCGGGTAAGCGTGCTACAGACTACAGATCACCGAAGTCTAAGCAATACACTAGCACCGCGACTCCCGAGCAATACGTCGAGCGCAAAGATGCGCTTGCATTTGGACTAGGCGCAGAGGCTTACAAGATTTATAGCGCGCCAAAATCAATCGTCAAAGATTGGGACGATACCAAGAAAGCTAAGCGTAAAGCTATCCAACAAGATGTTGGCACATATATAGATCGCATAGCTAACAAGCTAGATAGCTTAGAGAATCCTAACAAGGAAAAGGCACCAACTCCACCTGTTAGCGATATTGTCAAAATGCGCGAAGCTATCAACAAGGCATTAAAGATTGCGGAAAAGGACGAAACTCCGACCTACAATCTCGAAGCACTAACAAAATGCCTCAACGATGCTCAACGCATCTTATCAGTAAGATGCACCAAGTAAACCCACCCATCAACAGAGCCACCCTTCGGGGTGGCTTTTTTTTGCCTCAAAGTTCTACACTGTAGAACTTTTTTTTCGTCCTACTGATACCAGTTAATTAAATCGTGTCGAGCAAATAGTTACGCGTTCGTACGTGATACCAGTAGATTGTATAGTGTCGAGCAAATGTTACTTTGTAATGTTACCAATGTAACCCTAATGTTACCCATTTGTTACCAAATGTTTTGGGAAAAGGTAACAAAACAGCTTTGTGTGGGATCGTGTGGTATAGCGAACGCGCATGATATTAGCAATGTGTGCGATTGTATGTTTCTATCTATCTATTAATTAATATATTTATAATGTTACCTTTTTAAGAAAATATATATATGGCGTTTATTCGAGGGCACTCTGGCAGATTTGTTCTACAATGTAGAACTTAAAAATAAATATCACCTCTCATTTTCCCAAAAGTTGGTAACAAAGTAACATTCCGCGATACCAGTGGTCTGTAGCCAAAAACAAAAAGTAACAATCGAGTAACATTACAGCGTTTCTGTAACAGTCATTTTGTAACAATATCAACACCACACACATTCCACCACAAAATTACGTTGCTTGACACAATACCCCACTGTGGTATACTAGTCTAAGTGATTGGGTGATAACTCATTCACATGTGTTGCTGTGCGCAACGATAACTAATTAGTTCTACAGTGTAGAACTTTACAACGAGGTGTTTATGAACAAGTTAGATTTCAACAACCATTTATATTATCTGCTAATGGATCATGCAGATATTGCAGACGAGACAGACGGACAGCGACTAGCAGGTTGTAGCGTTGACCAAATGTTCGATGATATGTTCGACAAGCAGGAGTTAGTCGAGCCAATGAGTATGACAACCAAACGAGGTACTAACAATGACAAATAACATTCCCTTTGAGCGTGCGTTAATAAATATGGACGCGTTACAGAACTACATCGAATCCATTGACAGTATGCCTAGTCAGATGCGCAAGAACTTTGTACTAGAACTTGACTACGTTATGCGTGAGATCAAGTGGTACGTTGACGATGCAGAGGAGCGTGGCGATGAGTCATCTATATAAAGAGTGGCAAGACCTAATGCGCGAGTTTATCAAAGAGCAACCGCCATTACATGACAGCTACTGGCAAGAGCGTATGCGTCTCAATAAAGAGTACGCACTAAATCAAAGTTCTACACCTGTAGAACAAACCAACGAGGAGAACGACAATGGATAATATCCAAGCCCCAAGCCTAGCATCAAGCGCGATGCTTACAGAGTTAAATATCAGTGTGTGGACAGGACGCAAGAAAGACAGGCGCGAGTCCAAGACAGTCGCAGATCAAAACTACGCAGACAATGGTGTAGTGTCAGTCAATAAGATGTTACTCGGTGACTGTGACAAGCTGAAAGCTATCAATGAGATACGTGGCAAGATACGCAACCACATACACTATCCCATGACTATGCCGTGGTCAGACAGTGGGTTGAGGTTGTTACCTACGTCAGTGTACTTTGACTACAACCAACAGATGAGTGAGGCAATCAATGCGTTCGATACATTGGTTGACGAGTTCATTGATGACTATGACTTTGCAGTGTCACGTGCACAGGCAAAGCTCGGTAACTTGTTTGTACGTGATGACTATCCAACGTCCGAGCAGATACGCAGTAAGTTCGGTGTCAGTGTCAACTACACACCACTACCTGATGCAGGTGATTTTCGTGTGGACATTGGCAATGAGGCAAGCGTTCAACTCAAAGCAGAGTATGACAAGTTCTACTCCGACCAACTAAGCAAGGCGATGGGTGATGTGTGGAAACGTATGCACACTGCATTGTCTAACATGTCGGACAAGCTGACCGACAGCAACGGCAAGAAGCAAGTGTTCCGCGATACGCTAGTCAGTAATGCGTTATCAATGGTTGACTTGTTGACTACATGTAACGTGACAGGTGACAGTCAGATGGAAGCTATGCGCCAACGGCTTGAGTCTACGTTACGTGGTGTGACACCCGAGGGGTTACGTGATGACGAGTTCTTGCGTGCCGAAACCAAATCCAAGGTAGATGACATACTCAAGTCACTACCAACACTGGACATGTAACTATGCAGACCAACACTAGGTGCATGGATATGTGGCGTGGTAACAAGCTGTACCACGTTAACGAGAATGCGAACGTGCGCAGGGTAATACTCAAGCGCACCAAGCATCTACCTAAAAATGTTCTACAGTGTAGAACTTCTAACCGAGGAACGAAGCTATGAATAACGTATATGTAAGCAGTATTGAAGAGATTGTCCAACTACTATTACACGTAGGTGGTAAACGCACTGTACTGATCGAGGGTGACATGGGTATTGGTAAGTCTAGCCTACTCAAAACACTCAAGCGATTGTTACCCGATCACATTGCATGTCTGTTTGATTGTACCACTAAGGATCTTGGTGACTTGTTTATACCTGATCTTAATCGTGAACTAGGCTGTGTATCATTCCTACCCAACGAACAGTTTGGTATACACCTTGATAAGCCGTTGATACTCATGCTTGACGAACTGGGCAAAGCTAACCCATCAGTCAAGAACGCGTTACTTGTTGTTATGCTCGAGCACATGATTGGCAACCAACAACTACCCTAGGGTAGCATTGTGTTTGCAACTACCAATCTGGGTGCAGAGGGTGTCGGTGATATGTTACCACCACATGCACGCAATCGTATCATCACAGTACGTATGCGCAAGCCGTCATCTGATGAGTGGATCAACAACTACGCTATCAACAACGACGTACACCCATCAGTCATGGGTTTCGTACGTGAGTTTCCACAAGTCATGCAGTCATTCACTGAGGTTAACAGCCCCGATGACAACCCATACATCTATCACCCCAAGCGACAAGCTAAATCATTCTGTACACCACGTTCACTCGAGTGTGCATCTGACATACTACACCAACGTGAGCACCTATCCGATGACACGTTAACAGGCGCATTGATTGGTACTATCGGTGAGCGTGGTGCACTCGACATGATGGCGTTCGTCAAACTAGCCGACAAGCTACCAACGCTCGAGTCCATCAAGACTGACCCAATGAATGCAATCGTACCCGACAGTGCCAGTGCTGTATGTATGGTCGTGTATCGTGCACTTGCATCACTCGACAAAGCGTGGATTGATGCTTGGTTCAAGTACATGGGTAGGTTGAGTAAGGAAGCGCAAGGTCTGTTCGCGCTCGGTATCAAACCTGACACATACAAGAACAAGTCACTCGTTACCACCAACAAGAGTTTCACTGCTTGGTGTCGTGAGAATAACTACATGTTCGGTGCAGACAAATGTTAGTCTCTAATCTGACAGCAGAACAACGCATACACAAAGCGGTTGTATCTATCGTCAATCACCCACTGTACTTTGCACTAGCAGGTGTACTGATGGTGGGCAAGCGTGAGGTACGTGACGATATACCGACAGCGTGTACCAATGGTCGTGACGAGTTCTATGGTCGTGCGTTTGTTGACAGTCTGACTGATGCCCAACTACGTTTTGTAATACTGCATGAGTGTTACCACAAAATGTACAAGCATCTTACAACGTGGCATCACCTATGGCTACGCTGTGCTATGACAGCCAACAGAGCGATGGACTATGTCATCAACATACAGATACTCGACGCACACAAAGACGACGGGTTCGTCGATGGCATTGATGGTATGTGTTACGACACCAAGTATCGTGGTTGGGCTACACCCAAAGTGTTCAACGACATCTACCAGCAACAGCAACAAGACAATGGTTCTGGTGGTAACGAGTCAACAGGTGATGGGCAACAGTCGTCCAGTTCGTCGCAACAGTCTAGCCAACAGCCGTTCGATGAGCATGACTGGGAAGGTGCGCAAGAGATGACCGACGAGGAGCAGAAAGAGTTATCCAAAGAGATTGACGATGCGATACGTCAGGGTGCTATCAGTGCAGGTAAGATGGGCAGTGGTGGTGAGCGTACAGTAGCCGACCTACTCGAACCACAGGTTGATTGGCGTGAGGTGTTACGTGAATACATCACCACACACTGTAGTGGCTCTGACTATGCTACATACAACCGACCCAACCGCAGACGATTGCACACAGGTATGTATTTACCTAGCGGTATATCCGAGCAGGTTGACGAGTTAGTGGTTGCTATTGATACGTCAGGCTCTATCGGTCAGCGTGAGTTATCGGTGTTCCTATCCGAGATCAAGTCTATCTGTGAGACAGTACACCCCAAGTGTCTACGTGTACTGTATTGGGACACTGAGGTATGTCGTGACGAGAAGTATGAGATGCACGAACTACATGACATGGTCGAGTCTACCAAGCCCGAGGGTGGTGGGGGTACAGATGTTAACTGTGTAACAAGTTACATGGCAGAGAACAACATCAGCCCGCAAGCATCAATCGTACTGACTGATGGTTATTTGTATGGCGGTTGGGGTTCTTGGTCAAATCCAGTGTTGTGGTGCATACTAGACAACCGCAGTGCAACACCTAACTGTGGTTCAACAGTACATGTTAAATCAGGAGATATGATATGAGTGAATCATTTGGTATGGGCATGGAAGCCGTACACCGACGCATGGAGTGGGACAGGGCAGTGGCAGAAGTACAGGAAGCAGTAGAGTTTAGGCTACAAGCTATGACAATGCGCTACTCTCATTGCACTGAAGAAGAAAGAGAACGGCTTGCCCAAGCATGGGCAAGAATATTACAGGGATAAGGTACATCTTACCCCCTAACGTAAGTAAACAACTGATAACAAGTTCTACAGTGTAGAACTTTATTGAGGAACTAAACTATGGCTATGTTTCATTTTAATCTAAATACTTTCGCAGAAGTAGAACGACGCTACGACAGCGTCAAACCAATACGTACTACAGGTCAAGTACCACTCGGTGATCGTGCGCGTAAGTGGGAGCACATCATCAAGGTCAACAAGAACAAGTACGTACGCATGGACAAGATACCCGACGATGAGGGTAACAGGTTCTGGTGTGGTAGCACCAAAGAAGAGATAGCACGTGCGCCTGTTACGTGGACAAGATGTGCGCATACTGGTATCGAAAAAATCCGAGTGCGCAACGACTATGGTGACACGTGTCACAATCAACGCTATTCATTCTTAGCACGTGCGCTACCGAGGTGTATGGATTTTCTGGTTCAACATGGTAAGCAATACGTCATACATGGTGATACTAATCATTACCTACCCAAGTCTACGTGGGTCAACAGTCACATGTATAAGTCGCTAATTGATATGCGTACAAGTCATGGCGAGACTAGATGGAATACACAGACTATGACAAAGACTGATGATGGTAAGTACCTAGACTTTGAGCGTGATTCATTCAAGTCACGTGAACAGTGGACATGTACAACCGCACGTCACAAACAACCTGTAACACGTATCAAGATTAGTCCAGACAAGCGTAAGTATTACGAAGCTATACGTGAGTATGCCGAATGGGCTTGGGTGATGCAAAGCATATTGATGAACCGCGATCACTACGACTGGGAACACCAACGACTTATACGACAACAGTGTGGTGATGCGGTAACCGACAGTGATGTGTTTCGTGATATGTTGATAGACCCTACCGATGAGCGACGTTCGCCTGTAGCCATAGCTATACTGGGTGAAATATCCGAGTACGATTGGCAGACCCAAACGTCATCACCACCCGAAGACGAGAAGAAGTTTATGAGTAGGTTCAAGTCACAGGTTGACAAGTTAGCCAACTTCAAAATCAAGTACCAAGACTACAAATAGGAGATATGAAATGTTTTTAACCGCCATACCAAGAAGGATAAATTACCACAAAAAGGGTGATACTGGACGACCAATAAGTGCAGTGAAAGAACTGAGAGAAGCTACGAAGAACGACAAACGCCACGAGTACGAGTGGGGTAAGTTCTGTCAGTTCTTTGATGACTTTGTATACAAAGCTACGATGCACCTACCCAACGTAGAATTTGTTATGACTACAGTGTCAACAACTAAATATGAGGTAGTGGTGTTTTACAACGATGATTTGTGTGAGATGGGTAGACTGTGTACCACGTACTACGATGGTAACTTGCAATACCACGTGCAGAGTCAAGCCATACAGAACCAACGATACTGCCCACACAATTCACCCGATGACCACCACACGTTATCGAGCAAGAATATATCGAAAGCCGTAGCCAATGCGCGTAAATACTTGCGTCCCAATACAATGTCCGATATTGCTAGGTCAACACATGATAACGTGGAACAAAGAGTTATGAAGCATCGTGGTGATACACGCAGTGAGCGTACAAATCGAGCACGCGAGGTGGGATTCGAGGTAAGTCCTGCAGGTCAATTGCCTGACATAGCACAAACAGTTATGGATATGCACCGAATGGGGTTGATGACTGTAGATGAGGAGTTAGATAGAAAGCTAGGCACGCTGTACGATGCCATTGACGAGTACGATAAACTACTTGGTGAAGATGACGAGTACATGACATGTGTGTGGATAAAGAATGATGAGATACAGATGCACCCATTCGATGTACACTACAGACATGCCAGTCAAGCCACGAGAGTAAGTCGTGGTCAAGCACCTTGGGACGCGAGCTTTGGACGACACCCCTGCGCAATACCGCGTAACGAGTTACCAGATAGTGTGGCGGATAGGGTAGCTGTGTTAGATGTCTTAGGTGTTAATGATTTTGTATATGATGTTGGCGTTAAGTTATCAGATAGTGTATATTACGTTAGGTACGACTGGGGATACCCAGAATAATAAAAGTTCTACACTGTAGAACAAAAATAATGTAAGGAGTGACGTATGGCTATGACCCCTGAAAGAAAGGTCAAGAAAAAAGTAGCCGACTATCTAAGAAGTATAGGTGCATACTTTTTCTATCCCGCAACTGGTGGGTATGGTAGAAGTGGTGTGCCTGACATAGTCGGTTGTTATAAAGGAAGATTCTTTGGTATAGAGTGCAAGGCGGGTACAAACAAGCCTACTGAGTTACAGAAGAATGAGTTAAAGCAAATCGCCCAAGCAGGTGGTATTGCTACTGTAACCAATGAGGATACAATACACACCCTTCAATATATATTGAATGGTTTACCCGAACCTGACCCTAACCAACTGGAATTAGACCTGTGACCGAATTAGTATCAAACCCTGTAGTAAAAGCTGAACTTGAACCCATTGACATTGCAATACGCAAAGAGCGTAAGCGTGTATGGGATTTAGAAGATGAGACTGGTGACGAGGTAAACTCTCACTGGTTAGAGTATCTGTGTCGTGCTAAGGCGCGTGGCGTACAGCACATTGTATTAAACTTTTAGGAGAACACTATGGTAGATGCAAGCCCCCAAGAGTGGAATGAATTAAGAGAGAAGCACCCTGAACTTATCGAGAAGTATGAAAACTTTTTGAACGAGGTGGGTGACGATCCAGTCAATAACCCGAACCATTACAATACAGGTGGAGTAGAATGTATTGAGGGTATCGAGTCTAGTATGAGTCCTAACGCGTTTCTAGGTTATCTCAAGGGTAACTGTATGAAATATATGTGGCGTTATGAGTACAAGGGTAAGCCCCTTGAGGATTTAGAAAAGGCTCAATGGTATCTCAATCTGCTTATAGAACGGAATAAGTAATGGATCTAATTACGTTAGACTTTGAGACGTACTACGACAAAGATTTCTCACTACGTAAGATGACAATGGAAGCCTACATTCGTGACCCTCGCTTTGAGGTGATCGGTGTAGGTGTTAAACTGAATAGTGGTGAGACTGAATGGGCAAGTGGTACGCATGAGCAGATTAGTAGGTATCTACATTCTTTTGATTGGAGCAACGCTATGCTCCTTTGTCACAACACTTTGTTTGACGGTGCTATTATTTCTTGGCTCTTTGATATACAACCTCGCGTCTATGCTGATACTCTTTGCATTGCTCGCGCACTACACGGTGTCGAGGTTGGTGGATCTCTGCACGTTCTTAGTAAAAGGTATAATATTGGAACTAAAGGCACGGAAATTTTAAATGCCGTAGGTAAACGTAGAGAAGACTTTACACCAGAAGAACTTAGCAGATACGGTGACTACTGTGTCAACGATGTAGAGTTAACCTATAAGTTGTTTATGCTTATGGGTAAGAACTTTCCTAAACAAGAGATGCGCATCATTGACATGACATTGCGTATGTTCACCGAACCAATGCTAGACCTAGACATTGGACTACTTCAAGAACACCTAGAAAATACCATCAAGATAAAAGAAGATTTGATAGAGTCAAGTGGTGTCACACGTGAACAGCTAATGAGTAACCCCAAATTTGCCGAGTTACTGGTATCAATGAATGTCGATCCCCCGATGAAAACAAGTCTCACAACAGGCAAAGAAACCTACGCATTCGCAAAAAGTGATGAGGGATTTAAAGCGTTACAAGAACACGAAGACCCACGTGTACAGGCACTTGTTACTGCACGTTTGGGTACTAAAAGTACGCTAGAAGAATCACGTACTGAGAGGTTTATAGGTATTGCTAAACGTGGACTAATACCTATCCCAGTGAGGTACTATGCCGCGCACACAGGTAGATGGGGTGGTGATGACAAGATAAACATACAAAACCTACCCAGTCGTGGTGCTAATGGTAAGAAGTTGAAGTCCAGTATCATCGCGCCAGTAGGTTACACACTAGTTGATTGTGATTCATCACAAATCGAGGCACGTGTACTTGCATGGTTGGCAGGGCAAGACGATCTAGTCCAAGCCTTTGCTGACAACGAAGATGTGTATGTCAAAATGGCATCTAAGATATACAACGTCAAAGAGAAAGACGTTACCAAAGAGCAGAGGTTTGTAGGTAAGAGTACGATACTTGGTGCAGGTTATGGCATGGGTGCGGTTCGGTTTGCTGAGCAGTTGGGAGCGTTTGGTACAAAGATAGAAGTAGATGAGGCACGTAGGATTATATCTATCTACAGAGATTCAAATTGGAGAATAGCTCAATTCTGGCGTGAGTGTCAGAACATGTTAGTGAGTATGTCTCGAGGAGAGGCAGGTGCAGTGGGTACAAACAACCTACTTACCTACAGAGATAACTCGATAAAGTTGCCAAGTGGTCTGCGTATGCGGTATGGTGACTTAAATTATGAACAAGGCGAACGCGGTTTAGAGTTTAGTTACATGACAAGGCGTGGTCGCACAAGGATCTACGGTGGTAAGGTTACAGAGAATGTGTGCCAAGCTATCGCTAGGTGCATCATGGGTGAACAGATGTTGGCTATTGCCAAGCGGTACAAGCCTGTATTAACAGTGCATGATTCCGTGGTATGCTGTGTACCTGATGATGAGTTAGAAGAGGCTAGACAATACATAGAAGATTGTATGAGTACGACACCTTCATGGGCAGAAGGTATGCCTATAACGTGTGAGTCTGGCATTGGTAAATCTTATGGAGACTGTGAATAATGGCTAAAGATAAAATAGAAAAAGCAATCAAAGAAGCACATGAAGTGGCTGATGAAGCTATTGATGAACTACAAGAGGATATTACAGAGGCACGTAACTCTGTTATGGAATGGCTACACACGGAACGCACTTTCAAGCAAGCTGAACTTCTTGTAGCAGGTCTAGGTGTACTAGCAATAATCTGGGCTGTAGGTAGCATGTAATGAGCATAACGCCTTGGTCATTCAGTAAAATTAAATCCTTTGAACAATGCCCAAAGAAGTTTTATCATCTAAAGGTAGCGAAGGATTATAAAGAGCCTGAGACTGAGGCGATGCTTTATGGTACTGCTGTGCACGAAGCGGCAGAGGAGTACATTCGAGATGGAAAGCCGTTACCCCCTGAGTACGATTATATAAAAGCCCCACTAGATTCATTGAACATGAAACAGGGGAACAAACTTTGTGAATACGAGATGGGGTTGACGGCTGACCTTGAACCTTGTGGGTTCTGGGACGATAACTGTTGGTACAGGGGTATAGCTGATTTAGTTATACTTGACGAAGAAAACAAAACTGCTTGGGTAATAGATTACAAGACAAGCAAGAACACACGTTATGCTGACAAGGGACAGTTAGAACTTATGGCGTTGTGTGTATTTAAACATTTTCCTGAAATTGAGACTGTACGTGGCGGTCTTTTGTTTGTAGTATGTAACGAGTTAATACGTGATACTTACAAGTCAAGCTCCGCTGGTAAGTTATGGGAAAAGTGGTTAGCTGATTACAACCGCATGGAACAGGCGTGGAAAAAAGATGTATGGAATGCTCACCAAAGTGGGTTATGTAAACGACATTGCATTGTTACAGAATGCGTGCATAATGGTAGACACTGATGAGAAAGAAACGTAAAAAACAAGTTAATGCTCCTGTTGGCAGTGAAACCTTTGAAAGAAGAATGGAACGCCAACGTGCTAGGCGTGCGTTTGATAAAAAGAATGGTAAAGCCGCACGCAAAGGTAAAGATATAAGTCACAACAAGATGTTAAAGAACGGTGGCAGTAATAAAGATGGTTACAAATTAGAAAGTCCTAGTAAGAATAGATCTAGGAATGGGCATAAGCCTAAGAAATAGTTTTTGCTTGGTGTGTCAGACGCTTAGCTTGATGCGTCGTTAAACAACGTGGTTCGTTCCTCCTCCTTTGCGGTGCTTATAACCACAAAAATCGAGTCAGCTATGGGTATTGATTAAAGTCCCACATAGCAGACCTAGCCCCATCTGTAGCGACATCGGGGCCATCACTGGGTTCCACGGTTATTTGGGTTATCTGGGTTATTTGGTTTGCGCTATTTTTCCGGGCGCAAGGAATGTAAGTATGTACGTCGTAACAAGTTATCGTAAACGGACACCGTTTTACGAGGTTCACTGATGGAGAATAAAAATTGAAGATAGTAGATAACCGTGCACTGTTACTTAACCTTAGATCACCCGGGCGGGTTACGAGTGTTATACCAAAGAGTAAGAAGTTATCAGAACATGAAGTATTAGTTAATTGGGGAGTTGATGAAGTGCAAGTATTACGTAATATAGGTATCAATGCGCCTTCACCTATTGAAGGTAAGTATGAGTGGACAGGTAGGTACGATCCATACGAACACCAAAAATCCACAGCAAGTTTCTTTACGCTAAATAAAAAATCATTTTGTTTTAATGAACAAGGTACAGGCAAGACAGCCAGTGCTATATGGGCATCGGACTACTTACTAGAACAAGGTAAGATAAACAGGGTGTTAGTTATATGCCCTCTATCTATTATGGAATCAGCATGGCGTAACGATTTATTCAATTTTGCCATGCACCGCAAGGTAGATGTAGCGTATGGTTCAGCCAAGAAGCGCAGAGAGATAATCGAAGGTGACGCTGAGTACGTGATAATAAATTACGATGGTGTGGAGATTGTACAAGAATCTGTACAACAAGGTGGCTTTGATTTAATTATTGTAGATGAAGCTACACACTATAAGAATGTACAGACCAAGCGGTGGAAGACACTTAACAAGTTAGTCAGCAAAGATACGTGGCTGTGGATGATGACAGGTACACCTGCGGCACAAAGCCCAACTGATGCGTTTGGCATAGCCAAACTTGTAAACCCAACAGCACTGCCTCGTTTCTTTGGGTCGTTCCGAGATCAAGTCATGGTCAAGGTAACAAACTTCAAGTGGATACCAAAAGATGATGCTACTGACAGGGTGCACCGAGTCTTACAACCTGCCATACGTTACACCAAAGAAGAGTGCCTAGATTTACCACCTATGGTGTATGTCAAACGTGAAGTGGATATGACGGCACAACAAAATAAATACTACAAAGAATTAAAGAACAAGATGATTATGCAAGCAGCAGGGGAGCAAATCACCGCTGCGAATGCGGCAGTAAACATGAACAAGTTACTCCAAATATCATCTGGCGCTGTATATACCGATACTGGTGAGTCATTAGAGTTTGATATAACTAAAAGATATAAGGTGCTACGTGAGGTCATTGATGAGTCAAGTAAGAAAGTTCTAGTCTTTGTACCTTTCAGACATACCATACAGTTACTCACTGACAAGTTAAGGAAAGATGGTATAACCACAGAGGTAATCAATGGTGATGTACCTGCACCCAAACGTACTGACATATTTAAACGCTTTCAAGAACAAGACGACCCCAAAGTTTTAGTAATCCAACCACAATCTGCGGCACACGGTGTAACACTTACAGCGGCAAACACTGTGGTGTGGTGGTCGCCCACCAGTTCGTTAGAAACGTACGCGCAAGCGAATGCTAGGGTGCACAGAGCAGGTCAGGATCAAAAATGCACGATTGTCCACCTACAAGGATCTTACGTAGAGAAACGTGTTTACACATTATTGGACAATAGAATAGACATACACACAAAAATGATTGACTTATATAAAGAAATACTTGACTAGCACACAATCATACGTTATTTTGTCTATCCCTTTTGTAAAGGAGCGTAAAATGAGTGAAGGAAAGTTAAATGCTGAGAAGCTAACTACTGTTTATTTAAAGATAAAAGATAAGCGTAGCGAGTTATCGGCAGACTTTAAAGAGAAAGACGCTGAGTTATTAGAGCAGTTGGATAAGGTGAAGCGTGCTTTACTGGACTACTGTGAAGATCAAGGTGTCGATAGTGTAAGAACTTCTGCGGGATTGTTTTATCGTTCTGCTCGCACACGTTATTGGACTAGTGATTGGTCTTCAATGCACGAGTTTGTTCTTGAGCATGAAGCACCTGAACTGTTAGATAAACGTGTTAATCAGGGCAACATGAAACAGTTTTTGGAAGAGAACCCCGACCTTGTACCTAAAGGTCTTAACGTAGATTCTGAATACGTTGTATCAGTAAGGAGAAAATGATGTCAGATAATTTTGTTCCAATCGGTGACGTAGCAGATAAGTTTAGTGTATCCAAACACACAGTCAGGCAGTGGTTGCGTAAAGGCAAGATCCCTGCGGATATGTATGTGAAGATCGGTAACACTTATCGTTACAACCTTCAAGGGATTGAAAACGCCTTTTTGAATACCAATAAAGATTCGGTAGAAAAAGAGGCGGTCAGTGACTACGAGTTTGGCACTGACATGTTAGACGAGGACTTCTAATGAGAAGGTTGAGCATACGTGGTGGTACGTTTACCGATATTGCTGATGGGCAGGAAAACCCTTTAGGTGATACTGTAAATGTAATCATTGTGGATGCCGCGCCTGTATCTAGGTCATACTTTGGTGCTCAGTTCGACCCTAACAAGTCTACTGCACCTGTATGTTGGTCTGATGATACACAACGACCATCTCCCAAAGTATCACAGGAAAACGTGCAAGCACGTAGGTGTATGGATTGCACACAAAACGTACGTGGTTCTGGTGAGCATGGTGGTAGGGCTTGTCGGTTTCAACAACGACTTGCTGTTGTGTTTGAAGGAGATCTCGAAGAGGTGTATCAGTTGCAGATACCTGCCAGTTCTATATTTGGCAGAGCGCAAGGTGGTAACATGGGTATGCAAGAGTATGCTCGTCACCTATCTTCACATGATACGTCTGTTATTGCTGTCGTTACAAACATTACGTTTGATAAAGATAGTGTTGTTCCAAAACTTTATTTTAAACCTATGCGACCTATTGAGAAAGGTGATGGGCTAAAGATAGCAGAGATGGTGGTACACGAAGATACAAAACGTGCTATCACATCATTCGTCCCTGTAACTAGTGAACCCTCACCCTTCGGCAAAGTGGAAGGTGGGTTTGATATAAATGCAAACTAAGGTAAATTAATTATGGCTAATACAAATAGCAGTTATATTATAGAAAACGTTGAGGCTCTTTGGCCTCGTATTAATAAACCATACCGTTTTGATAACGCAGAAAATCGCACTGTACCGTGTACCGCGTTTGACGATGGTGCTAAATACGAGATTAAATTTCGTATGACAAAAGATCAAGCTAAGGCTTTGTATCTTGAAATGTGTAAGGCGTATGAAGAACGCAAAGAAAAAGGGTGGCCTGAGAAAGTTGATAACCCATTCACCAAAGATGACGATGGTATGTATGTGTACAAAGCCACGTTGAAAGGTGCGTATGGTAAAGAGGCTACACTTAAACCTGTACAAGTGGACTCTAATGGGAGTAAACTACCAGAAGATTTCATGTTAACCACAGGCAGTACAGTCAATGTGGCTGTAATCTTTGTGCCCTATAACATGCGTGAAGCAGGAATCTCACTACGTTTGAAAGCGGTACAAGTAATTAAATATGTACCTATGGAATCTAGCACGCCATTCGGTAAGGTTGAAGGTGGCTTTACATTCCAGAAAGATGATAACCCTTTTGAGGTTGTTGAAGCTAAACCTACTACCAATGTTATTGAAGGTGAGTTTGGTGATACACCCGAACCAAAGAAAGTCAGTAAAAAAGCAACACCGAAACCAAAAAAGACTGACGCTGATCTTGCATCAATCGTAGACGACTGGGACGACTAGTCCCACAAACTTAGCTAGGTATAACCGAAAAGGGGGCAACCGCCCCCCTGCTATCTCCACCCTCGGAATTAGGAATGTATTATGGATGCAGAAGTATTTTTGCGGCACGTCACAGGGGACGACGGATACTACTGTTTATTTGCTGTTAAGCTAGGACAGAACGACAGACCACAGACGTTTCATACAGACTATGATTCGTTACTACAAGAAGCACGTAAGCTAGATGCTCGTGGGTATAGCCCATACTTTGCACTGGCTACGTTTGAAGAAAGTGGTACTCGTGTAGCTGACAACGTAAAACAGTTAAAGTCTTTCTTTATGGACATCGACTGCGGGGAAGGCAGAGATTATCCAACGAAGAAAGAGGGACTACAAGCCCTACAAAGATTTTGTAAGAAGGTTGAACTACCAAGACCGTTGTTAGTTGATTCAGGTAGGGGGGTACATTGTTACTGGCCTTTGTCTGAACCTGTCAGCAAGGAAGTGTGGAAGCCTGTAGCAGACCATTTAAAACAGTTGTGTAAGAATCATGGATTTATTATTGATCCATCAGTAACTGCCGATGCGGCTCGTGTACTACGTATACCTACTACGCACAACCATAAGACTGAGCCACCATCTCCGGTTGAGTTCTTTAGTGAGCATGTGCCTGACGCTGTAACTCTTAGTGAGTTCGCTATGTGTATTGGCGCAGACAAGATTCCTGCACCACAGAAGATAGATGTGCAACCTATAACTGCTTTCCAAGAAGCGTTGATGGGTAACAAGCAGCATAAATTTAAAGATATTATTACTAGAGAATCTAGCTGTGCGCAGTTGGTTAACATAGTTAAAAAGCAAGATGAGTGTAGTGAGCCTATATGGAGAGCAGGTTTATCTATAGCTAAGTTCTGCTCTGATGGGCAGAAAGCTGCACACATTATGTCTAAGAACCATCCTGAGTATTCAGCGGAAGAAACACAGGATAAGTTTGATAAGATTAAAGGCCCTTACCTATGTCACCACTTCGACGAGTACAACCCAGATGTATGTACTAAGTGTCCGCACTGGGGGAAGATAAAGTCTCCCATATCGTTAGGTAGCAGTATAAAAGAAGCTACAGCAGAAGATAACATAGTAGAGGTACCAGCGTTAGACTTACCGAATACACCTACCACTACATACATAATCCCGGAGTATCCTAAGCCATACTTTCGTGGCGCTAATACTGGTGGGGTGTACATACGCACATCAAATGATGAAGGCGAACCCGACGAAGAGATTATATATCACAATGATATTTATATTGTAAACCGTATTGTAGATGTTGAACTTGGTGAGGTTGTAGTAATACGTTTGCACTTACCACAAGATGGCGTACGTGAATTTACTGTGCCACTTACAGGTATAACTTCAAGAGAAGAATTTAGAAAACAAATGTCCAT